TTGGGCAATATCCGCCCTATCTATATTGAACGAGTAATCTAGAGACTGTATTCTCTCAAGGGTATCTGGATTTTTGTGGACAGGACTACTTTCCGTCCCGCTTATAATCGCTGGCCCCACGAAGGCTGCTTGCGCTTGGTAAGTGACGCGGTTTCTGGCCATGTTTAAGTCCTGCTCGCATATAAAATTCCAGCCATGAAATCATCTAGCTGATGTTCTAGGGCAACCTCTTGGACACTACTGACACGCTCTTGGTTTTTATCCAATGGCTTATCTATGTAGTTCTTCGATTCTTTAATCCAATCCTTTGGCTCTTCATTACTCATGACGATGCTCGTGATGGTGTCTGCTACCGCTAACTGCTTCTCACTTAGCTCTTTTAGTTTGTGCTTACGCTTTAGCGACGAAACGACCTTAGTATTAAGCTTTTGGCTGAGAAGCATATTTTCCCTTACCTTCTTCATACTATAGTTGTAATCATCACCAGCGACTACAGGCGGATTCGATACTCTACTCTGAGGGCCTTCGCCAACAGGAGAAACATTTTGGGTACTCTGTGGCGTCCCCGTTCCAGCGGGTCTGCCACTGGGTTCGCTTATTTTTTGTTTTTGAATTTTGGCCTGTTCTTTTGCTTTTTTGTCTTCGATTTTGACTTGATGATCTAACTGCTTATCAGCAAGTTCTTTTTGGGTGTTAGGTCCCCCAACCATAGGCTCATATAGACCCTTCTTTTTGAGCTTGAGGAATTCTTCGTGATTATCTATCGAATCTTCGACATCTGGAAGTCTACCACTCTTAAGTGCTTCCATACCTTCCTCTGGAGTAAGAATACCTATTTCAACCATCCTGCTATAAATCCTCGCCATGTTAGTCGGGTCACGCAAAGTGATCTCATCAAACTGAGGAGTAGGTGGAGCTTGTAATCCAAGCTCTTTAGAAATTCTTTTGATTTCGGGGATCAAAAAGTCATTGAGGAAAGCTCGCTGGGCTTGCTTCAACCTACCAAGAAACATTTCCGCTTTAGCTGTCTGGTTCGCAAACCTTTCACCAGCACCAAGCAAGATGTTGTTTAATCCGATTTGGATATCCTTATTAACGGTCTCGTACTTCTTAGGATCAAGAAGCTGGGCGATGTCGGGGATAACAAATTGAGCCTTCGTAGTATAATCAGCGATAAGAACCCTGCCTACGGACTGATTTGTGAAAAGTTTTTGCATGGCCTCAATATTCTTCTGGTTAACTCCTCCCTTTTCAGGCTCGTCACCCATTGTAACAAGAAGTATGGCTTGATTAGTTGTCCTAGTCATAGCCATGTCCATTTTCTTCATTTCTTGTTTCCAGTTCAAATCTTCAAGCACTGGAAATCCCATAGGCACAGCAAGTGGCTCATAATCTTGCTTCTTGTAGAAAACAGCGTACATCTTTTCGCTGTCCAAAGGCATGGTCAGATAAGGAGTCCTTCTACTCTTCACTTCCTTCCTAATGTCGCTAGGTAGATTTTTAAATACCTCTTCGTCTTCTTCTGTCTTCGGGTTTCTCAGTCTTTCTAGCTCGTAATCAGAAAGAACCTTGTAATATTTATTCTCCTGAAAAGTGATATTACCTTTGGCTTGCACATCGGCTGGGTTGAGAATTATGTAGCGTGAAGGGAGCATCATGTCTTTGCTCTCCGCACCAAAAGTTTGAGCAATTCTTCTTATGTCCTTCTGCTGTATTTTAGAGTCAAACCTATATACAAATACATTTCCACTTCTGTAGTATTCCCTGAAGAACTTGTCCTGAAGGGTCCACAAGCCGATCTTATCGAAGTAAGCATTAAAAAAGTTTCTTGATTTTTTATTGCCGTCTGTGAGGAAAACGTCACCAACGGTAAACTCCGTCATTAGATCAATCGTGGTCCTGAATATAGCGAAATTGTAATAAGCTTTTTGACATAGTATTACCGCGTCCTTTACATCCATCCCTGAGTAATTGGAGGTACTCTTAGAATAGTTAAAGGGTACGAGACCGTCTGAGATATTTGAAAATCTGTCGGTTCTCTCTATGCTGGCAGACTTGTTCCTTCTTGTTCGAGTCTCAGCAGCCTCACTAACCATCATGGGCTCGATGTTCCTCTTTCGGACAGTTTTTGCCTTCTTCGGAGTGCCTTCTTCTTTATTCATAAATAACAGTTAAAATTACACACTAATCTATCATTATCGGTGAGAAAGTTTGATGGGATGTTTCCTGAACGTCCGCCATATCAAAATAGCATCTCGTTGCCCAACAAGCCAACATTAACGTAGTATAGTTATCTTTTCTAGCCCTGTGCTGAGAAGTACTCCTTTTTAAATGCTGTGGCAAGTCAAATGTCTGGGTTCCCCTTGGGGTCGTCTTCACTTCTACTAGAGCGCACTGACGCTTGGTTTGGTAGACATGGTTATCTTGCTGTTCTATAAGGTCTAGGACCGATTCGCTGGCTGAATGATCTAGATTAACCCTATAATTACTTTGTTTGTTGAATGCCTTTTCGTTAGCGGTGGTCTTCGAAGCAAACCATATTTTCTTATGATCTATCGCAGCTTGTAGATGTTCGTTAGCCTTTCTTATCCAATTAGAGGAGAAAACCTGTTTGAAGCAAATTGTCCCAGCAATTTTGTTGTACTGTCTCTTTGCTGCCTTAAGTTGATTTGTGTATTCGTTTCCCTCTGCGTCACTATTAAAATCAAAGAAGTTAATTTCTCGATCCTTGAAGAGCTCAGACTCATTACAGCCATCTATAAACTGATACCCCGCGTTATCAATGCATATCATTTCTATATCGAAGGCATTTGTTATATAACTCAGGTATTTAATGTGATCCTTAAGGTCTCCTCCAGCCACAGCGTATGAATGCACCAACACGCCTGTTCTAGTCTCGGTATCGATCTCCAGAAGAGACATTGCGAAATAATCAGAGGTAGGACTATTACTAAAACTTGGGTCAATCCCAAGTATGTATTTCTCACCCTTGTTGCCTCTTACGAGGGTAGTTGGTTCTTGGCCATCGACTACTGTACAATCGTGCATTTTTTTTGCACTAAAGTAGGAGTCGCTCCCATCCGAAAACAGAGCACAGTACTCCCGCTGAAAAGAAGAGTGGCTTTGGCCACCGTTTTGAGCTTCCTCAATTACCGTTTGGTCTATCATGTGATCAGGGAGAGCTTCGAATCCAAGCTGTGAAATGAAATACTTGCTTTCTTTTATTTCTTCGCTTTCTATATGCTCTATCCACTCCTTATAGGTTTTATAAAGATTTTCAAATGTATAGCTCGCTGAAGATAAAGCTATCATTTTACTATCGTTTTCGAAAACCATTCTTTCGCTTTCGGTCATTGCCCCTGCTTTAATTAACTTGTCTTCCATTTCGCGTATCTCAATACGCTCTTTCATGTTTTGTGGGGCAACCAAGAACGGCATTAGGACTGTTTTAATGATGTCTTCAGGCAACAAAAGAAACTCATCAAGCACGAGTATATTTGCACGAAAACCACGAATTTTTTCTCCGTTAAGAGGTATGGCCGTTATAGAGCCTCCGTTAATTTGCCATTCGAATTGGTCATTTCTTTTCGCTTTTGCTCCAAACGCTTGAGCCAAAAGCTCCGCACCTTTCGATTCCACTAGCTTTTCAATATTGTTAAATATGAATCTAGCGGTACGGAATGTCGGGCCAGCCACAAGTATTTTTGTTCCCGGATTAAATACACATTGCAAAAAACAAAAGACTGAAGCTATGAAAGTTTTACCACAACCACGACCCCAGACGCACATACTAAAGTTTCTGTTCATCATACCCTTTAGGGTTATTTCTTGGTATGGAGCAAGCTTAATCCCAGATATGAGTTCCGTAGTAAAACCTAAATTAGCCCTAAGAAATTTAGCTAATGAAATTTTAGCTTCTTTATCTTTTAGCTCTCCTTTGATCGATAATAACTCCTTGTTAATATCAGGTAGACTCGTTTTATATTTTTCAGGACAATACCACATTATAACTTCTTCGAGTCGTAAGCCAACTGTAAGTCAACCTTTCCGACTATCTCTTCGTTACTGAAAATTTTCTCCACAACTCTAGATGCCTCCTTTCTTCCGTCCACAAAAAGGAACTGTATCAAAGGGTACTCTCTTATCAAGTTTCTAACTCTCCTCAGTATATACTGAGAAGTCACTCTTGTGTTTTTAAATATTCTCTCTTTGCTGTGCTGCTTCCTTAAATGCCCAAACGATAATGCATGTTTGAAGTCTTGCTCTATCAATATGACCAATAGAGTATTTGCTTCTTGGGCTTTTTCTATTTCCCTACAAAATCTATCGTAGTTATCTGGCCTAAGAGTCCCCACGAAATCCGCCAATGACTTCCTCTCTATTCTGCACGTATTTACTTCTCCATCGGTAGACAGGACGTAATCGCCAAATTTGAGACCCTTCAGTTCTGTTTTAGTATTAAACCTAAGCGGGTTTTTCTCCCTAGTATCTACATATATGACCGAATCATTGCTTATTGGCTCCCCCTCGAATAAAAAAGTTTTTTTATATTTATTCTTTAACCCAATGCTCTCACAGGCGTCATAGTAATCTCCGAAAATTTGATTTAGCTCATCTATAGCAGGAAACCTTAGGCTTCTTAATTCGACCTGACACATGGAATATTCCATGTTCTTCTTCTCTGCTCTGCTTTTTATCAAATTAAGGCAAAGAGTCCTGACTTCATCAGAGGGTCTTTCTTCTCTCCATTTCTTGAAGTTTAGGTGACTATTGAAAAGCGATTCGAGGTACTGCTCTTTGGTCTTATACTCAATCAGTTCACCGTCATAAAGATCATATCGAGGAAAGAATTCCTGATAGTAATTACCCACTTTTATCTTGTGAGCTTTCAGGTGAGCGTGAAGAGAACGGTCAGACTTGAACTCTTTCTCACAAATTTTGCACTTACCCATTTAGAACCTCATCTTCACTTAACCCTAGTATCCTGCCTTTGAGTTCTTCCATAGTACTCAACCTCCCAACCTCTTCAGAAAGAGCAACCTTCCTTAGATCGGCTAACTTGATCATTTTTATTCGGGACTCTTCGTCTTTCCACATCTCAACCAAATTTAAAATACTAGCGTTATTCTTAAGCTCTTTGCTTAGCCGAGTACTCCTCTTTTCCTTCAGGTCATTGAGAAGCTTCGTTTGTCTGTTGATACATTGGTTATACTCAGTCTGGCATGAGGAAATCGCCTCAATTAAACTCATCGACATCCTTCTCCCTTCACTGTCGTCAGCAGAATCATCCATAAGATTGCTTAGCCTCTCCACTCTCGCTTGAACAGTAGAAGCGATAACAACTTCACAAGACATAACTATGTATTGGTCTACTTCCTCTTGGGTAAGGTCATATTTGTCATGGGTATACCTTACGAAGCTACTTTCGAAAAGGTCTCTGTCACTTGTTGACATGTAACTATTTATTTGATGAACAAATCTATACGTAGACAGGTATCCTACTAGTGAATGAACAGCTTTTCTTTGGGCGGGAGATATTTTGTCTTTATCTAATGCAGGGTGAACAAATTTATTAATTCTGGCTAAGCACGAGGAAAAAGTCTTAGGAGTTTTATACTCTTCAGAAACTGCACTCTCTATGGGCATGAGTAAAGATTCTCGTGGCAAAGTCTCTAAGAACTCTGTCACGCATCTCGATTCTTGACTAAGGTTACTAAGCTTGTTGTCCTTGAAAACGACCCTTGTTAATTCCAAGGACTTCATGGTGCAAGCGTTGTTCCTTATGAACTCAATGTCTTCTTCGGTAAGGTTGATCTTCTTTTTCGGCTTGTACTCGTGAGCACCCCTCGCCTTTATATCACTATTGGCTAAAAATTCTTTAACCGCCCTTCCTTCTTTACTTCTCCCGTCTAGGTCTTGACCGGGGAACGCTTTAGTTATTAGATCAAGAAGAGATGGCGGATCATCAGGATTATTATTCCATTCATCCATGATAATTTGCTGTTGCTCGTTTGTTAGGTCGTTCATCCTAAATAAAATCTATTTCACCACCGGAGAGTATTTTTTTCGCCTTTTCAATTATACTTTTTTTAATGTTCTTAATCTGCTTGTATCCGGGCGATCTATTCTTTTCGTTCGTTTTGTAGCCCATCTTTTTTGCTGTCTCGTTTTCATCTAGGTGCTTTATGTAAAGCAGCTTGTAAACTTTCCACTCTATTGGCTTTAAAACCTGTTGCATCTTTAAATGTAGTTTCTCGGCAGCATCTTCAATATTAACATTCTGTCCAAATCTATCGTATACTTCTTGCGAATGGTTCTCTAGGGCTAATGGCAACTTTGCATTGTACGCTGATTTCTTAGTGTTCACCCAGTTCTTGTATAAGGGGCACGAGGAATCCTGTTTCCCGTATATCCGACATAAGTCTTCTCCCTCGGCTGCTGCACATTTTAAGCATGGTCTAGAAAAGTTACCGTAGTTGTTTCTTATTAGGTTCTTTATCTGGTTTGATATGAGCCTGTTCAGCCAAGGCCCAAGCGATTTAGATGGATCGTATAAATGCCACTTTTTGAATATATGTATTCTTAATATTTGAGATACGTCGTCGAAGTCCATCCAAGCTAAAATAGTAAGTGTCCACTTGCTTCTTCTTTTCCTTATTTCGTTGTCTATCTCGTCTATACAGTCTTCAAACTTCGGCTGCTTTATTTCGGATTCCTTTTTATCGTGATCTATTTTTTTCTTATTAACTACCCTCTTTGAAGGTCTCTTTGCGGATTTTTTGTTTCCATCCGAGGGCTTCAAAAAATAGGGTTACAGGTCTCTTTGCTTTTGGTTTTTTCCTGCTTCGTCCCAGAAACTATCCATAAGGGTTTGCTTCTCTCCTTCGTCAGGAACATCCCTAGGGAACTCTTTCATTGTCCCCCCTCTCGAACCAGCAACTTCTCCCATTTTGTAGGATTTTGCATATACTTCGGTTTCTACCTCTAGTTTACTAATAGATGGTATGCTTTGAGAACTCTCTTCAACTTCTTCAACCTCTTCTGGTTCTGGGTCGGGCATCTTACCCATTCTGGCAGCAGAAGCGTTCATTGGGTTTCCGCAACTGCTACAAAATGACGGTGCTTTTGCAGAATACTCGCTCCCAGAGCCACATTTTCGACAATACATCTTCATACGCTTATATTATACTCATTTTCCGAAAGATACTTCTATTTTTTAATGTGTAAATAGACATGATATGCCAAAGAGACCTTTTAAATTCAAAAACGCCGAAGGGGTTGAATACGAAGTTCTTTTTAGGAAGCCTAACAAAAGTCATCATGGGGAAGCGGATGGCGTTTGTTATGATCCAAATGATAAAAGTCCTAAAATTCATATAAGCCCTTATTTAACCCTCCAAAGTGAACTTAATACCTGTATTCATGAATTTGCCCATGCCTTCTTTTGGGACAAATCTGAACAAGATGTTTATTCTTTTGCTAACGCTCTTAGTCGGTTTCTTTACACGGAAAGGCGATGGAGGAGAATTAAGAGGGATAGGAGTAGGGGGAAAAAGTGAGAAATATGAAAACAGACGCAATACTGAACGAACTCAAAAAGCTAAGGAAATTAGTGGAAGAGTTAAGCAAATCAAGCATGAAGCTCATCGATGTAAGTGGGATGGGAAAGAGGGATGAGAGAGCGTGGAAAGTCGCCTACGACATAAATCAATCCGCCCATGATATGCTGAGAACAATAGATAGAAACACATCGACTATCAAACACGAACGATCTGAGTGAAATGCCAAATATTCCGAGAGTAATTCCGTTTTGGATCTGGGGCGTGATTATCGCCTTAGGTCTTGCCACGTCATTGTTCTAGCTTCTTAACTAAGAATCTACACAGCTTAGACCTCATAACGTCGTCAGAGGTAAATTGGAATGTATGTATTCCCATTTCCCTACTTTCTTCATCGTTGAAAGTACCCTCTAATTTTCGAAATGCGCCATCTTTACCAGTGTGTAGGTCTGTTTGCATTGGGTCGGCCAATACGAAGGCTCTACTGCCCTCTCCGAGCCTAGTAAGCACGGTTATGATCTCCTTGAGTGAACTGTTTTGCGCCTCATCTAGAATGACGCATTTGTCTTTCCAGTTCATTCCTCTAGCAAAGTTAACAGGGAACATACTGACTCTTCCTTCTTGCTCAAGTTTTTCTACTCTGGTTTCAGGCAAAAGTTCGTCAAGTTTATCAATAAATGGAAGATTATAAAACCTTAGCTTTTCTTCTGCGCTTCCCGGTAAAAACCCAAGTCTCGACTCTGAAGACTCCACAGCGGAGCGAAGATACATAATGTCACTTACTGCCTTTAGGTTCAGGAGTTGGAGTCCGCAATAAACAGATAGTAAAGTCTTACTACTTCCTGCTGGCCCATTAACAAACATTATTTTGGTATCTGGATTTAATGCTATTTTGAAAAAATCCTTTTGCCTATTTGTCCACGGGAGTTGGTTAACTTTTATTTTCCGTTTTATTGGATTTGAAATTACTGGCGAAGACGGCAGCAAATCATCGCTTATGTCTTGCCTTAGTTGTTGTTTCTCCTTTGCTCTGGAGACCTTTTTTCTTGTAGGCATTTCACACAAGCTTACACTATGAAAACCAGCCTGTGATAGATATTCTTCCTTGTTTTGTTCCGGGCACTACTTGAGAAACAAAATGCGGAACGCCGTTTCGGCTTACAATGTCGAACATTACAAGTCTATTAAAAGTTGGTTGGACCACCTTTTTTACGGTCCTGTAATCTTCCTCCATGAAAAATAAATTTCCGCCCCATTCCGGCTTCCAATTTTTGGAAAGGCTGTATACGAACCCTATTTTACCCTTCTTGTTATCATGGTGTGGAGAAAGAAATTGACCCGCCCTATATCTGCTGGCGAAAACTTCTTTGGGCTCACTTATATCCATTCCGGTAACGCCGTTTACAAATTTTAATAATTTCTCTGAGCTTATAAATTTTCGGAACGCACATTCTTCGCATATGCAATTCTCAACGTGATCGTCGAGTGTTCTGTCGAAAGAATAGCAAAAGTTTTTTTCGTGGAACGAATTATTCGCCTGAAGCGTTAGGTCGTTACAAGTTTTAAGATTTTGAGTAAATCTTCTTGTATGTGTCACGCCCTCGTTGTACCCGCTGTCTTTGCCCCCTTTTGCTAGGGTGCTCGTATACCACCAATGGTCAGGCATTTCCTTGGTGAAAAACTGGAAGAGCTTATCAGCATCTTCCGCGACCAAAAAGTCATATACCTCAATTGACCTTTGAGTTCCAAAAGAGGATTTTAGGTCGCTAGGGCTCAACTGAGGGTTAATAGCAAACATAAACAATCAATTCCCAACAGCCCATGAGCCGTCGTCGTTCTGAGTGAAGGTATTCATAGGCTCTTCAGGTACTTCTCCTGAAACTGGGGTTTCTGGTTCTTCGGCCATCCTTAGACTGTATTCACTCCTCTCTTCATAACAACCTGTGAAGCACAATCATTTGCAAACTTCATCATAGTCTCTACGTCGTCTCCCCTTGTGGAAGATACGGCAATAGCTGCAAAGAAAGTGTCCCCTGCTCCAGATAAGTCTTGGGCAACCACTTTGTTTTCGGGCGAATACATTTTACCCATATACAAGGCTCCCTTACATCCATGCGTAACAATCATCTGATCTGGTCTATTATACGTACCTTCACCATGCGTCCGTGGGTTCAAGTGATGCTTCCAATGAGGATTTAACTCAAGCTCATATTCGTTTATTTTCAAATACTTTAGATTAACAGGCAAATCACAATCTATCTTAACCTTGTTGCTGTCTAGAAAAACATTATCGTGGTATTGGCATATATCACGAGTAGCACACGGACGAAGAAAACCTTTTCCGTAATTTGATACTAATACAGCGTCGTACTCGCCCCAAGGGACTTTCGTGTAATCAAATTTATCTTCTGATATGTCATTCTCATCAACCCTAAGCAACATCTGGTTGGTTTTTACATCTACATATCTGGTTTTTAATATTTCATTAGAATGAGTGATAATATCGCAGTCTACGCCTAATGCCTTCACATTGGCTTGTACGTTTTTGGTCATCCCCCCGTTCGTCTTCTCTTTTACGGGCATAAATACGGGCACAGGAGCTTCGGGGCAAATCCGTTCACATTTCCCATATATAAACTTATCAGTACAACTATCCCCTATAGCAAGAAACTTCATCTTCTTCTGTTAAAGATAGTAGCTTCCCAATATTCCCGAAAGAACTTTTTTATATTTTCCCATCTTGCTTTCATTTTTCCTCCTTGGTTATATACAAAAGCCAAATCATTAACCCAATTTGAGAAATTCCATTTCGACTCCTTTCGTCGTCACCAGAAATGTAATTGGATTTAGCCCGAAAGACCACTGTCATGATCTTCATCACAGTTTTTACACCCGCAGTCAGCACATTCCTTACTGTGACACTCACACTCACAGTCTTTACTGCAATCCGAACTACAATCGCACCGAAGTGCCCCGTTGATTTCCATCATATCTTTCATATCACTAATCACTTACACACTGAAATACCAGAATGGCCAACGCTATGTCTTCTATTGCCACTCCTGTTGAGTCAAAGACAGAGATTCCCTTGTCTAATTGCATCGTTTTATGATTTCTTATCAAATTAGAAAGAGTCAGGACTTCTAAGTATGGCGAATCAACATATTGTAGCTCCCCCGAATGAAATGCTTGTATCGGATCATCGCAAATGATGTCTGCTGCTTTCTCTATTACTCCACAATGAAGCTCCCTCTTGCCAACTGCGTCAGCACCGACAGCGTTGATATGGCAACTACCTTTAATATGGTCGATGTCGAGATAAGGTGAGGTAGATGGCGTAAGAGTAGTAATGATGTCTGCATTTTTTAGTGATTCTTCCAAACTGCTGAATGTTTCTACGTTGTCGAACGATGCTTCCTTCCAGATTTTACTTTTTAGCCCCGAAAGTGCCTTTTCGTCCCTATCGTATAGTCTTACCTTCTCTAAATTTGGTAAGACTTCTCTATAAGCAAGGAAATGGTAGTATGCTTGTTTACCACACCCCACAAATGAAATCTCTTTTGCCTCTTTTGCACAATATTTAGCTGCGATTGCAGAAACGGCTGCTGTACGGTATGCAGTAAGCGTTGAGCAGTCCATTGCGATCAAAGGCTTGCCCGTAATTCTCTCATTCAAGATAAGTGAACCGATAGTTGTCGGAAGACCAAGGTTTCGATTCTCTGGAAACACCCCAATCCACTTCAAAGCAGCATATTGACCCAAAGCTGCTGGCATCGCTCTGTAATCGCCACCGTTCCCCGCCTGAAGATAGGTTTTAGGAACCATTTCTGCCGTA